AATTAATAAATAATATTTTGGTAATTCTTCACACGATAGCTCGATTCTGCGCGGCTCAATATCTTCAAAAAATTGTTTTATTTCTTCTAGCGTGATTGCTGCTTGATTCTTAGGGACTACCACAATTTTCGATTGGTAATTATAATACGTTTCACCATTTGTCGGTGTTGTCCATTCATTCGATGTAGCTGATTTTAATGTGACTTCTTTAGGGTCGAATCCGTGTAACTCAATGAGTTCTTCATTCGTGAATACTTTCTTAATTTTCTGTCTTACTCGAATCTGTGAACCAATCGAACCGTCATCGTTATAATTTTTCTGTTGGAAGTCTTCTTGCGTGTGATTTCTAGCAACGGTTTGTTCTTTTTGTGCCGTCACTATCTCCTTGTATCGCTGTGTGTGACGAACCTTTCCTCGTACAGAATCGATATTTGGATAACCTAACCTATTAGCAATCTGTACCCACGAATATCCTTCTTCTTTCAAATCTAGAATACGGTCTTGTTCCTCTTTCAACGTATCACTCCCTAATTAACTTTCAATCAACCACTCAATGTTCTTTCTAGCTTTCTTTAAGTCTTCGACTCCATTTTTTTCAGCATATCTTAATAAGTATTCTACAGCGCTACACCATCTATGAGCTTCCATGCCTTTTTTATTTTTCACAAAGTTTTCAAGTACTTCTTTCACTTCTAATCCTTTTTCACCTACATAGTGACTAGGCTTATTTACCGCTTCTTTTATTCGTGCATTTTCTTGTAAATTCATCTTATACCTCCACAAACAATTCTTTAATTTCATCGTCAAACAATTTTATAGAACGTAAGGCCCCTCTCTTTTTTCTAAACAATAAAAAAGACGCCTAAAAATGAGACGTCTTAGTATGAGTGCTAGGCTCTTAGTGTGTGTATCATTAGACTAGTAGTAGTAAGCCTTAAATTGTATTTTATGGTTTCTCCTTCACGGATAAGGAACACGTTCGGAAATATGTATATGTATCAGTCGTTCCGAAACTAGGCCTTTAGCTAATAGTCTTACAAACGCTCCGAATAAAGGGAACGACTGAACTTTAACGAATTAAAGTTATCCTTTTTTGATTCTAGTATCATTAATCAAGATACCGCCTAGATTGTTTATAGACTACATTGTTTTCGCTGATAATAAAACCCTCCCGTGATAGGCGACGAGAGGGAAAAGAATGTTAGGAGTTCCAACCATGAATAACAGTTCGTTGGAATTTTCGCCATTTAATTGGCTATCACTCGTGTTGGGCTTGAACCGACGTTTCGCGCTGAAATACATAACAGTAGAAGATACAAACTTTTAAAGGAGCTTTACATTATGATACAGGTTTTATACATCAGCGCGCGTGTTACGTTACACTACCGAGCGTAAAAACGGGGCGCCAGGTTTCCCCGTCTTAGAAAAAGAGTGTAAAAGAAGTAGCTTTCCACTAGACTTTCACAATACTAATATATCTCAAAAACTAGTGGAAAACTATATCATTTTTTCTAAAGTTTAAAGCGTATTCGCTAGTCCTAACTTGTTAGCAAAAATCTCTAACGTCTTATATCTGATATTGTACGCTTGACTTGTTGACCAACCTACTCGCTTTGCAACGTCTTCCCATGTTTCAATACCGCCATTCTTGAAATACTTTTCAACGACTAGCGTTTTAAATTGTGGATTGATTAACTCGACCATGTTCAATGTGTACTCGATAGCGTTTTTCGCGTTTTCTAAAAATACTAGGCGCTCGTCTGATAATTGCTTGATTACCATGTTTTCGACTGTTTTCGAACGTATGTTGCTCTTACCGCCTCCCACATTTTCGTCAATCTCTCGTACTGCAAGTTCCGCTTTTCTTAGTAGTATTTTCTTATCATACGTGTGATAATCTTTAAATAACTTTTCAAAATATGCTAGTTCCGCTTTATCCATGTATTCCCCTTTGCATTTCCTTAATTGCTTTTGATAATCGTTCTAACCCTTTGTTGCTCGGCTGTTTATTAAACCCGTTTTTAAGTTCTTCATTTAGTATTAGTCCTGCTTGTAACCATTTATCTGATTTTTCTTTTTCAACCTTACATCGCCATTGAATGATAGGGTCGTTTAAATTATATTTATCATTCTCCATGCAATAACCACATTTCTAAATCTGCACCAAACAACTCAATCGCTTTTCTACATTCCGCCTCATACTTGAAATATCCGAACATGTTGAAAGTATCAATCTCTGTTTTGTGAGTACAGAAATAATTGCCGTCGTTGATAATAGAATATTTATGCTCTTCAAGATTGTTCCAATCAGGTTGCCAGTTTCCGTAACATTCTTTTCTAAAATGCTCGATATTTGCGATGAGATTTCTCTTTAGCAATTCTTTTTCAGCTTGCTTCATCTCTTTAAACACGTTACCACAATTGTATCTTTTTACATCTACCACCGAGCAAAACCATTCAGTGTCCAAAATTCTATCCCTGTCATCAATATAATAATAACGCTCCTTGCACTTTTGAAGCGGTATTGTTTTTTCAAACTCTTCTTGAGCACGTTTTAATTTTTCTCCTAAATCCTTGTACTCGTTTTGAAGTTCGATGTAATTTCTTAACTTACTCATTTTCTTTTTTTCTCCATTTCACGCTTTATATCGTCTATGCCGTCTATAACAAGAAAATTGATAATCAACACTAAAGAAATTGATAACGGTATTAAGAAAGGCGTTAATACAAACTGCCACGTAAACTCTACTCCTAGAAATTTAACGACTACTAAAATCATACTCAAGCAAAACCCGATTACAACTGCCCTTAAACTTTTTTCCACGTTGATTCCTCCATCGCTCTTCTTAATTTCATACCGCACCCCTAGTCCGCATACAGCTCTAAAATTCTAACACCAAAAATTTCTTTTGCACGTTCGCAATCTTCAAGATTTCTAAAATAACCAAATTCTGGAAAATAATCGACGGTAGATGTTGCTAGTGTAAATAACTCGTTTTTACGAAAAACGATACAATAATTTACCTTATTGCCCTCAAAATCTGGTCGCCAATACCCGTTGCGTTCGTTTCTAAACTCTTTAATTTCTTGTTTTAAAAATCGTCTCGCTTTTTCTTCTACCACTTCTTTTTTTGAGTTAAAAACATTTCCTTGAGACCACATTTCATTTATTATTCCCGTGGTAACACACCAATCAACAACCACTCCAATCTCGCCATACATATTGAGGTAGTATTGATTTGCGTTTTCTAATTCTTCAATCTTTCCGTTCATTTTTTATTCTCCTTTTGCAATTTATACAGCTTTTCTAATTCCGACTCGCGCGGTTTTGTTATAAATATCGTTTCCGGGTGTAGTTTTCTCATTTCACGTAAAAATTTAATATCCCGTAACGTTTCCTCTATCTCTTTTTCGATTTTCGACGGTTTAGCGTGGACAGCGGTTTTTAATCTTAGCGCGAAATGTTTATTGCATACATAACACTCTTTATACGTATATTCGTTTTTCAAGTCGTCTAGTGTTAAAAACTTTTCAATGTCTAACCACTCTTTACAGTAGGGGCAAATAACCTTACTCATCATTTCCATACGATTACCCCTTTACCTTATACGCTAAATCTTTACGATAATTCATGTACATTTGAACCTCGCGACGTCCTAGATTAATCATAGTTTTTAGAGTGTTTATAATTAACCTAAACCACACGTCGTCCGCTTGTCCGTTTAAAATCTTGTCAAAAGTATAGTTAGAAACCATTAACAACTCGCGGGCTTTACGTTCGCCGAACTCGTCTATAATCGCTTGTAATGCGTCCGCTACAACCGCGGGGCTCTTTAAATATTCGACGTCCGGTTTTTTCTGTTCCTCTCCTTCGAGTCTAACTACCGTACATTTAAACTTTAGTTTGTCCGCTACCTCTCTAGCGTATTTCTCACTTGCGAATTGCGTCGCGTTAAAGTCGAATTTGTTTAATTTGATTAACACGCGCGGGTGCTGCCTATCTAAATAGCCTTGTTCCGTTGTAAAGTCATGCGTACCCGCGTAATATAAATTTCCAATCTTGATTAAATAGTTACTCATTTTCTAATATCCACTCCCGAATTACTTTTATTGTCGTTTCGTTAACACGCTTACCGTTTTTAAAATTGCTTAACGTCATCCCGCTCATACCGATATTTCTAGCTAGTTCTTGTAATGTATACCTATCATTTTTTTCGCGTATCTTGTTAAATCTCGATATAAGTTTAAAATGCTCTGCTTGGTCGTAATTCCAACCCCGCCCTCGTTCTGTTCTTACCGTAGCGTTCTTTTTCTGTTTCTTTTCATTGTAGCCTGAACATACCAGCCGTTTTTTACGCTTATTAAATAAACGCTTATCGTTTCCGTATTGAATCACGTAATTAAACTCTAGTTCTTTAATTACCGGATAAGCTACCCCGTCTATAAATATTTCTGTCTTTGCTCGTACCAATGGTTTACCTCTTTTTCTGTTAGCTCGTTTACATACTCTTTAATAAATTTCAATATGTCCGTATCGTGTATTTCTAGTAAATCTTCCCTAGGAACTGTAAAATTTACAGCTCCCGGAATTGGAATATTTACGTCTTTATCAAACTTAACTTTTTCAATTTTAGAATGGTAAATCAGAATCTTGTACATCAAAACTTTCTCCATTTGCTGTAAAAGGGTCGTTATTTGCAAAATTTCCGCCCGTATTCGCGTTTTCATTCCCGTTAAATGTATTTACATGTCCGCCGTTAAAACTCTCTCTATCGCCCTCTAATCGACTTGTAGCGTTACGTGGTTCTAGTAAGCTAAAGTTTTCTGCTAGTACCTCGGTAACGTACACCTTTTGTCCTTGTTGATTTTCATAGTTTCGTGTTTGAATACGACCCTCAATTCCTACTAGTGAACCTTTGTGCGTAAAGTTCGCAAAGTTCTCTGCTGCCTTACGCCACATTGCGCAGTTGATAAAATCTGTTTCCTTTTCGCCGTTTTGGTTCTTAAAATTTCTTTCTACCGCTACCGTAAAACTAGCGTATGCCGTTCCGTTCGATGTGTAGCGTAAATCTACCGCCCTTGTTAATCGTCCTACTAATACTACGTTGTTAATCATTTTCTACATCTCCTATATATTTTTTCCATTCGTCAAGGTTCCCCTTTTGAATCTTGTTTACTCGTTTGAACTCTTTGATTGCTTGCGCTTTGAGTGGCAATACGCCCTCTTGTCGCGCCTGGTCTGTTACTGGAATAAAGTATCCAGTACGTCCGTTTCTTACTCCTACAATCACGATGCCGTAATTGTTGATTAACTGATCTATGATTTTCTTTACTCGTCTTGTAGAAAGTCTTGTCTTTGCTACAATGTCTTTTATATTCACTCTGCGTTCGTCACTAATCGGGATAAGCGATAGGACTACTCTTTCAATCGGTGCCATTTGTTTACTCATATTGCCACCCTCCTTTTGTCTTTTTAACTTTCAGTAACGCGGTATTGTATCGTTTCATAAATAGCTTTTTCTTTAGCTTGAATACGTCTGTTTCCATTCCTTTTACGTCAACGTAAGTCAGTGTGCCGTCATTTTCTGTAATGATGAAATCAACTACATAAAAGATAGGTCTGATTTTCCCTTTGACTCCTTCAACGCTAAAGCCTTCTTGCAGCAACATTCTTTTTTGTCGTTCAAACCCTAAGATTTGACGTTCCGTTACTTGTTGCTTTAAGTGTAAGTAATATTCGCCTTCCGCTTTGCTATCAAACTTGATACCGTCAATTTCTACTTTCTTAGCGTTGTACTTAGATGTTCTGAACATTTATTTATTAGTTGCTCCCTCTCTTTCTTTTGCTCCCTGGATAAGTTTTCTCTTTCTTTCAAGATAGCCTTCATCCGTCGTTTTCAAGTTGGCGATTTGTTTAACTAGTTCCGCGTATCTTTTTGGATTAGACTTGTAAAACTGTATTTCTTTTTCTGACTCGCTCATTTATCCTCCTGTTATTTTGCCCAGTCAGGTACAATCTCAACGTAACCGCTAGGCTTGTTATAGTTATTCTGTTTTGGTTTTTGTCTAGCGTTGCCCTCCGCTAGTGCTTTCTCTAGCGTGTCAATTCCTTTATGCGCCCAATCCACCAAAATTGCGTTTGCGTATCTGAATTTTAAAACATTATCCTCAACTGAAATTTCGAGTGCTCTCTTAACGAGGGCAGGGTTTAAATCATTACACCATTTCAAAATTGATTGTCGAATATACTCGCTAGTCATTCCGAAATGATTTTCATAAAAATTTAAAACATCAGAAATTTGTTTTTGTTCAGTTGTTGTTGCTGGTTCGTCTGCTAGGTTTTCAGCTTCGTTTGTTTCTGATACTACAACTTTATTTTTATTTAATTTAGTTTTATTTAGTTTTATTTTATTTAGTTTTATTTTATTGCTATCAATTGCTATTAGGTCGCTATTAGTGTTGCTATGGCTTTGCTTTGGGGTGGCTATAGCATTGCTATCTTTTGGCTTATTTCCCCATCTTTTTTCTGCCCCCTTTTTTCCTGCTTCTGCTAGCTTTTTTCTTTTTAAATCCATCATTTCCATTCGCTCATTAAAGCTATCTGAATAGAAATATTTACCATCTTCTGTAAATTTGAATAAGTCGTAATTCTCAACAACTTGTTTTACTTTTTCAGGTTCTACTCTTAAATCAAAAGCTAGTGTGTCGTAATCGATTGTGCTTTTGTAGCCTTCTTCTTCTCTTAATCGTTCAATCAACATGAAGAAAATTCCATAGCCTTCCGCACCTAACTTCATTCGAACCTTCATTAATTTGTCCGAATTTCTTGCGTTGCTATCGTGTGAGAAATAACTTCTCATTCGGTACCTCCTTTCTCCCTATTTACCAATTCCGAACTCTTTTACTTGTTGCGGTGTTAGCTTGATTGGGATTATTTTGTATTTTTCACAAAACGCCTCTAGTCCGATTGTGTGTTGTTCTATGTGGTAGTCCCGCCGTAAACACATAAAGCGGTGTTTTGAGTGGTCTATTTTCTTTCTATTGCGTCCCATGCCTACCGCCTCATAGTGCGCAACGTCTCCTTTGTCGCCACTTATAAAGCATTTGCGGTGTTTAAGGTACAAGAATAACATTCGAGTGTGTTCACTGCCCACAAAATACTGTTGATGTCTAAACGGCACCTCGTTTTTAAAGCACCACTCTATAATGTATTCGATAAACTGTCCTGCGTCGTATATGCTTATTTGATTATATCCTAGACTGAACGTTTCCCAATCTGTTTTAACGTTTGTACAAAATTCGCCTTTCATGAAGTCCTTAACAACCTCGAGCGGATAACCAGTGTAGTCAGATATGTCATTCAATAGTCCGTATATATAGCCTCGTTGGTCTGAGGTTATCCCTCTCGGGTCGAGAATAGTGATATTTGCCCGATACAAGCCGTCTGAGGCGTTTTTGTAATAAGGTGGTAGTTTTATATCACTTTCTGCGTCGAACGTTAAAATGCCCCCTCTTTTTGATTTTAGAGTTGCGTTAAATTCCATTACGTTTTGCGCTCTCTAGTTTAATATTGTTATCTTTCAAGAATTTTTTAAACAATTCTTTTTCTTCATCGCTCATCCATAATTGAACCGTCCAAAGCGCTTTGCGTTCTGCGGTGTTTTCAGTCCAAGTGCCTTCACTCATTGTTGGCGCTAGGTTTGGCACGATTTCATTTTCAATGATTTCACGGTTCGATTTTAGCTCTTCTAATTTCTGAGCTTGCTTTTGTCGATTTTCTTCTTCTAGGCGAACACGCTCTTTTTCTCGTTCTTCCGCCTCATCAACCATTTTCAAAATGTCGTTTAATTCTTTAGTACCAATCAATGTTGCAAAAGGCTCTACGGGTTGTCCTGCCTTTTTACAATATTTCTCAATCGTTTCTCGTTCTTCTTCACGTTTTGCGTGCTCTTCTTCAAGGCGTGTAATCTCTTTCTCTACTGCCTCGTAAATTGATTTTTTCGTTTGCTTACGGGCGAATGCTTTTTCGTCTAGCATTTCAAAAGTTACATCGAAACTCGCTAAGCGTTGATACTCAAAAATAGCCTCATCAATCCATGCTCTATACGCCTCTTTGATTTTCTCATCAATGTTTGCACTTGCTTTCTTCATGATACGTTTCAAGTCTAGTCTGGCGTCGGTAGCGGGTTTAATTTGTTCCATGAACTCTGAAAAACGTTTGTCGATTGCGTCCTCTAATTCTTTAAACTCTTTCTTTGTAGCTTTCGCCCCGTTTACGCTGTTTTCGTCTGATGTTACGATTAACACCTCATCAATGTTATCGGCGTAAGCCTGAAATGTATCAATATACATTTGTAGGTTAGGCACCTCGAAACCGCCCGCTAAATTTTGGACGATTTCAAAGTTGTTTGTGATTTTTGCGATTTCTGTTACCATTCAGAGTCAATCCCTTTCTCGTTTTGTTCTTCGTATTTAGCTCTTGCCTCATTTTTCTTTTTTAGCCAGATTTGTTTGATTTCTCCTACCAAGATATTAGGTTGAATATCAAACATATTTCCTACGTTGTGCTTGTTACATACGTACTCAACAACATCGGCTCTCTTAACGCCTAACACCTCTAATTGTTGCACGTATTTTTCAACGATTGCATGCACATCGATTTCATCGTTTTGTTGTGCTTGTTTCTGATTACGTTTTTGTGGTTCACCGTTTCCGTTTGCCTTGTTTCCGTCATCGTCTTTATCACTTGTAACGCCAAAAACTGCCGATAATGAATAGCGTTTTGCGTAAGTAATTGCGCTGCCGATTGATTGTGGTTTCGTGTTTTCAGGTTTTAAAATCAACGGTGGAAATTCAATGAACTCACCGCTTTCATGAAAAACGATTGTTCCGACTGATACATTCCCCGTTTCGGTTGTTGTTGCATATTGTGAAAACGCCAATCCGTGTTTTGTAGCACTTTCCGTGATAGCTTCCGCCACGTTTTCAAGCGGTACATATTCCGACTTGAAAAACGGGTTTTTCGCGTATTTCAAAGGTTGTTTTAATTCTTTTTGTGTTTCTACTAGCGCTTTTGATAAGTTGATAATTGTTTCCGATGTTCTAATTGTCATGCTTTTCTCTCCTATTCTCCTGCGATTCTTCTTTCAAAACGTTCCTGAGCGTATTCGTCTAATTCATCAACGAGAACATATTCGCCGTCAATCTTATAAAACTCATCGCCTTCGTAAATTTCATGCCCTTTCCAATCTGTTCCAAAAACTTTTGGTTTGTCTTGCTCTAGGTAACTATTGTGCATACTTTCAAAACTCATTGTGTTTACTCCTTTTCTTTATCCTTGTGGGTATACATACGTGCCATTTTTCCACATTTCAATCTCTTTGCCTTGTTGCTCATGAGCACCGCCGAACATCATTGCCATTGCAATAATGAACGCAACCGCCAATCCCGTATAAGCTAAGAATTTGAAATACTTTTGTAAGAACGCTTTTCGCATGTTGTTTTTTGCTTTTTGCTTTTTGAGGCGTCTGCGTCTTTCAATTTCAACTCTAGTCATTTTCGTTTCTCCTTTATTCTTGATTACATTTATAGTATATCACGTTCGTTATACCTTGTCAATAGTTTTGATAAATTATTTTTTATTTTTTTGTAGTTTTACTTTTTGAGCGTATGTTGTTAAACGGTCTCCAATCATAACTGATAAATTTTCCATTTTTCGATTCCCGTTTTTTAATCCCGATAAGATTGATTGATGTACTTTCGCCTCTTTTGAGATTTTATATTGTGTTGCGTTTTCTAATAACCATTCAATGTCCTTTGTATTTACTTTCATTTGTTTTCCTCCTTTGATAATTTTTCTAGTTTATCAAGCTCTCTCAATGCCGTTTCAATATAACCTTCTCCAAACCTCACTAAAGCGTTGCGCTCAATTAAACTCATTTCTTTATCGTTGTTTTTCTCGAATAGCTCTCTATTCGTTTTTGTGTCATGCCTAACCATTTCTAACATTTCAAGGTGTTCTAATGCCTTTCTATATGTTGAAACGCCTAGTCGCTTATAAACGAGCCGTAAATAAGCTAATGTGCCTTGCTCATATATCTGCCGTGTATCAAGTTCTATCTTTCTAAGTTTTTTCAATGTATCATTCATAAATCTCCACACACCTCCATTAATAAAATGGACATATTAGTCATTATACATTCATTTATAATTCTGTTTCTATCCATCATTTCGCAATAGATTTCAAAAAAGCCTTCTTCCTCTTCTTTGGCACTTGCTAAAATTTTATAAGCGTTCGAAATTGTTTCGCTCATTTCTTCTAAATATCTCAATCCTCTTATCCAAATGGATAAATCACTGGTATTTTTAATAATAGTAGTATAGTATTCAACGCTCGAAATGTAGTTACCTATCATTTTATTTTTGATTTCATGTAAATGTAATAAGTCCATAAATTCACCTCCTACCATTTCCAATCGAATGAGCGTCTAGTTTCAAAACCGTCTTCGTCAACGTCCACGCCAGCATAGTACTCTTCTTGCTCTTTAGCTAGTTTTACTAAGTTGTCAAAGTTACCTAGCGAGCTTTCGTTAATATCTTCATATTCGCCAAAATTTTCTGAATGGTCGCCCCATTCCTTGACTTGATAGTATTGACGATTGAAAGAGATAATATAACTGCCGTCCTTGAACGATGTTCCCCATACTTGCCAATGTTTGATGAATACAACTCTTTTTGCGTCTACAATGATTGCGTATCCGTATTTTGTTGGGATAACGTGATTTGATGAGATTTTAATAACTGCTGTGTTCCCATCCTCTGATACGTGCGAACCTACCATATACGCATATTGATTTGAGTATTTGCGAAACTGTTCAGGGGCGAACCCTTTAAAAGTGTAGTTTGCATCAAAATCTCCAAATTTTAAAATTCCATCTTTGCTCCATGTTGAATTTTTCATTTTCGTTTGCTCCTTTGTATTTCTTATTTACATCCTTATTATATCATGTACGTTATACGTTGTCAACATTTTCAATCGCTTTTATTAAAGCTTTTTCCAACTTATTGAAAAATGCGTCTGTATAGATTTTTTTAATCGTTCGATGTCAATTTTTGTAAATCTTAAACAATCCTCTGAATACGTTTCCCTACTACAAACGCCGTTCTCTTTTGCGATTTTAAAGCGGTATACTGTATCACTTACAATGTTTAAAGTAGTTAAGATTGTTTCATCATCGGCGCTAGATTTTAAAATCTCGCTACCTAGCGCCTTGATGATTGCTGTATCTTTTTCTAATTTTTCAAAGTAGTTCATTTGTGTCCCTCCTTATTTATAATTGTAAAATGAAATGATTTCTAGTAAACGTTGGTTGTAATGTTTAACGTATGGTAAGTTGTTTCGAGCTGACTCTTCTTTTCTGTCCGCTGTTCTTTCTTCCGTCATTTTTACTTTTTCTTCAACCGCCTCTGCTAGTTCTTTGATGTCTTTCATGTTTAGCTCTAGTGCGTCAGTTGGTAAAATGATAATCGCTTGATTTACTAACTCTTTTGTTTTTTGTACCTCTGCTTGTAATTTTTCATAGTTTGTCATTTTGTTTTGCTCCTTTGTGTTTTATTGTAGTCTCTTAACTACATTTATAGTATATCACATACATTATACACCGTCAACACTTTTATACAACTTTTTTTGAAAAAATATAAAAAAACAATGACAGCCGTTTGACTGTCATTATCATTCATTTTTAGTTGTTTTCTTTGATTTCTTTTTCAACCTTGTTCATCAATGTTGTTGCGTGTTTGTGGTAGCTTTCTGCTTTTTTGACTAATACATCAAAGTCCGTTGTTTCAACTAATTTGATAAAGTGGTTTAATAAGAAAGTGATTTCGCCTTGTAATTCATTGATTGCGAAAATCTTGCGCATTGTATCTGGATTTGCTTTTCCGTCATAAACGTATTGTCTTGCGTCCCATGCCATTTCGCAAATTTCATCATGTAATTTGCTGATTGCGTTTTCTGCTTGTTGTTGTTCTTGAGTTAATTTTGTCATTTTAGTTTCCTCTTTTCATTTGTGTTTTGTAGTTATCTCTTATCTACATTTATAGTATATCATGAACGTATACCCTTGTCAACGCTTTTCTCGATTTTTTTAAAAATTTTTTAGTTTATTTTTTTGATTACTCCTTTTCTTTTTCTAATTCATCAATGCGTTTCTTCATTTCGTTGTATCGTTTTGTTTGAATTTTTCCAAGTGATTTCAATTTTGAGTATCTGTTGAGCGTGTCTCTGTATTCAATGAGTGTACTCAAAATGAAAATACCGTAATTGCGTTTGAAATACCAAAATAATTTGTCCGCTTTTTCTGAGTAGATTTTTGCCTCGTTCATGCTTGTTCCTCCTTTAGTTAAAAACTGCTTTTTGCATTTGTACTAACATTTCATTACTTGTATTGATTGCGAATTTATTCAAACCCTCAATGCAAACCTCTTTATTTTCTCTGATGTATCTTTCACGCTCCATTTCGTAATATTCAATCATCATTTTGTGGTCTCTTACAATTCTGCTTGTTCTGTCGTTCCCTTTCGTTTGTAATAGCTCCAAAAATTTTTTTTTCATAAAAACCCCGCTCTCCGGGGCGGTTCGTTTTATTTCTTTGCTAGTTTAATTAACTCTTCAAGATTTTTATTTTGTTCTTCAATGATTTTTGAAAAACGTTCAAACCATGTTTCATTATAAACTTCTTCAAGTGTTGCGCCTGTCATTTGAACCATATCATCGAAAAACATGTCATATAGAACTGAAATTTTTCCGAATGCTTGATGAACACGGCTATGATAAATTACCGCCATTCTTGTATTTTCTGCGTTATCCTTTTTCATGATACTTTCTAAAAATAAATGTGATGTGCCTGCGTTATTTACTGCGTCCTGTAACCCTTTTTCAACTGTTTCGTATTTTTGCAATTCTTTTTTACTCATTTTCTTTTGCTCCTTTTATTTTAGTTTTTTGATTGCTTTTAGTGATTGTTTGTATAACTCTTCAATTTCATTATAAGTGTCTGTAAATACTTTGCTATGTCCCATAATCAAAGTATTGTATTTACTTTGTAAGCAACGCATAGAACCTAGATTGCTACAAATAATTCCGTAAATTTCAACGTTGTTTCTTGATAAAACTGAGTCATAGGCTTGTTGCTCCATTTCCTCTAACTCGATTACCATTTCATTTATCTTTTGTTTTACCTCTTCTTTTCCTTTCATTGTGTTTGCTCCTTTGTTTGTTTTTTGTAACCTTTCTTGATTACATTTATAGTATATCACGTTCATTATGTATTGTCAATAGCTTTATTGGAAAAAATGCAAAAAAATAAAGCCTACCAATTAAGGTAGGCTCGTTTTTTATATATTATCTATGAACTTCTTTAGCTGTAATCAATCCGTCTGGTTCTACCGTGAACTCTGGTTTGTCTGCTATTGTTCCATCTTCATTGAGATAATACCATCCGTTACCGCTCTTCACGAATTGTTTAGAAAGCATGTTACCGCCTGTTCTGTCGAGGTAATACCATTCGTCTGCGTATTTAACCCACCCTGTTACCATCGCACCGTCTGCTCTGAAGAAATACCATTCGTTGTTAATCTTCTTCCATCCAGTAGCCATAGCGCCGCTAGCATCAAGCCAATACCATGCATCCGCACGTTTCACCCATTTATTTAGGATGCAATAACCGCTAGTATCGAATAGATACCACACGCCATTGATGTATTGCCATTTATCAGCAGGATAGCTACCGTCTTTGTTTTGATACCACCAACCCGTGTTATTCTTTTGCCATCCTTCTTTGATTTCACCTAAACCGTGTTCGATATCGTGTTTAAACTGTTCACGACTGATACCCCATTTCGCAAGATAAGGGTAAGGGTCTACATGGTCGCTTGCATTATCTGGTTGATTATACGTGCAATAGTAGTGTGTTTTAATACCTTCTAAATCGTCTGAATCGAGTGTTTTTGGAATACCTGCTTCATCAGCTAGGTTACGTAATAATTCCACATACAATCGATAGTCTGTCATAAATTCTTCCATTGTGGAATGACTTTCAATCAATTCTACCTGCCCGTAACCTTCATAGTTCCAACCGCCTCCAACATCATACGCACCCTTGTTTGTATACCATGTTTGCAAGATACGTCCATTACCTACTACATGAGAAAAGAATCCCGAATCCACTGGTCTACGCATGTGATAATCTGCTTCATTGTAAACTGTTGACCCAGAGTTTCCTGTTGAGTGTGCGTGGATTTGACGATAAGGTTCATATCCAATTTGTGGTAAATTTGTTCTAAGTCTGCTTGTATCAATTTCCATTTATATTTCCTCCTTATGTTGTCGGCCATGGGTCGTCTGTGAAATAACTTATGTTAGAAACCCTAATATCGCCGATGTCTTTGTCTGCTGGTATTGGTTCTAAAAATTGGAAGCGTAAATGGTTTGCGTCTCCATAACCTCCGAGATACCACGTACCATAAGGCACTCCATCGTCATTATAAATTGGCCCGATTAATGATGTGGCTGTTCGGTAGCCATACGGCATTTGGCCATTTGTTAAGATGAAAACTTTCTTTTCACGATTTCCAGGATGTGCCACGAATCCAAGCCCGCCACGGCGAACAATACCAAACCAGCCCCATTGTAGTCCGCCGAATTGTAATTGCACAATATCATTAATTCTTCGTGCTTTTACGTATGAGTTACCGAGTTTAGAAGCCGAATTTAGGGTTTTCCAACCTGTATCACCGTCTAATACAGCCCAGCCTTGATTCCCTGAAGGAGTTCGTTTAATCCATTTCAAGGCGCCATTTGTCTTAGCAGTGTCAACATAGGTTTGGCCTAGTTTACCTTCTACTTTACCGTTCGGCACACCAGTACCAGTAAGTTCACTAGACGAAGTGGAAGAATTTTGACTGGTTTCTGGTAAAGTTACCGAGCCGCCCCCGTCAGACAAAATAAGCGTGTTTCCAGATAAGGTCAATTTTTGAGGAATACCAACGCCGTCAGCACCTTTTGGACCAGTTAAACCAATAGGCCCTTGAGGTCCAGCAGGTCCAGTCAGTCCGATTGGTCCTTGTTCCCCGCGTTCGCCTTTTGGTCCAGTCTGACCGTCTTGACCTCTTTCACCTTGAATACCTTGCAAACCTTGAGGCCCTTGCAGTCCGTCCGCCCCTCGTTCTCCTTGTGGTCCTGGTGGTCCTTGTGGTCCAGGCTCTCCTCGTTCGCCACGCTCGCCTGATTTTAATTGAACGGCTTTTAGCTCGTCTTTAGTCGCGAGTGTTTCCGCTTGAGTTTCCAAATTTTGAACTCGCATTTTTAATACTGTATCGTTATACGGCTGTGGTAGTTCCGTTTTTTTAGCGTATTCTGTTAACGGCTGGTGTTCCGTTAAATAGTGCTTACTTTCAAGTTCTTGTTTAGTAACGAGTGAACTTGTATCAATATTAGGCTTGCTTTCTAAGGCCTCTACACGCTGTTTTAAGGCGCTATCGTCATAGACGGTATCTTTATCTGTCTTTGCCTTTAAAGTCTCAATTTCACTTGAAATTTGCTCAATTTCAGCACGCTCAACTTTGTTTCCCAGTTCTTGCTTAGTAGCGAATGAGCTTGTGTCAATTTCTGGTTTCGTTTCTAGTGCTTGTAAGCGTCTCAAGATTTCAGAGTCGTCAAAGGTTGCACCTTCGACATGGATATTCTTGATTGCCTCTTCTAATTCGGACTTTGTAACAATATCCGTTATTGCTATGATGCGTTTTGTATCTTTTTCTATGATTGGTAATTCGCTGTGCTTATCAATTTCTGAAACACGAACGCCAAAAGAGAATTTTAGCAAGTCTGCTGATTGTACGACTTTTTCAGCATAGACATATCCATACACAATTTCATCCGTTGTAATTAAACTGGTATCGAATGGAACAGTTGCGATATTACCTTCAACCACTCCAGCCACTTCCAAGAAACGATTTGTCGTTTTGAAATGGAATAACACTATAATTTTTTCAGTATCTACTCCATTCAATTTCACTTCGATAAATGCGTTGTTTTTGTCGTGACTGTAAAATTCTTCTTTCACTTTGTAAACTTTATCTCGGACATCAACACAAACGCCTGCTTGTCGTTTAATAATTTTTTTCAAATATTATCCCCCTTTCACACAAAATAAAGAGGAAGCCTTGAGACTTCCTCTTTTAGTTTAATCTTCGCTAGGTTCGTGATACCCAAGCGCCCTTGTGCTGTCAGTCAGTCCAGCGGTTGTTGGGTCGTTAACAATACCAACGATAATAAATACACCGAATAAAGCGTTGATAAACACTAATAATTTATCAATCGTTTCGCCTAGCTCAATTTTAACGCCAAACACCGCTAAAAATGTTTGTAATAGCAATGCTAAAGCTGGCACTAATGTAAGCCAAAATGTTTTATTTAATACTCGTACTTTCCAGTTAATTTTGTTCATTATTTATCCTCCACAATTTCTAGTTTTAAAAATTTCTCAAACAATATTTTGATAGCACCATTTCCACCCAATTCAACGTAACTTTCATAAAGCCTAGATAATTCCTCAATCTCATGTTGATTTGTTCGTCCTCGTCTAATCGCTTTTTTCAAATTCTCTTGCAATCGAAATCGTTGCAACCGTTGCAAACCTTTTCTAATAAGTGAAAGGTTATTACGATTGTCTCGCCCAATTTCAGTAACTTCGCCCACTGATTTTTCAAGGTTTCCGATTTTATCCGTAAGAACATTGATTTGTTTTTCAGTTTCTTTTGTGTTTTGCGTACTTTTAAACGAGAAATAACTTGGAATTATCACAATCAAAACGGGCGTGAGTTTATCGATTAATGTTAAGAATTCCAATTAAACCACTCCCTTTTTCACTAATTCTATTGAATTGGTTGTGTGTCTAACTCGCTAGATGGCTTTTCCTGTTTAGGTTCTGTCCATTTCCAGATTCCGAGTTTTCCGTTTTGTTCAAGTGTCGCAAGTTGCTCAAGTGTTTCTCCTTGATAAGTGAACGCTTCATTTACTTGAATCATTACACGTTTGCCTTCTTGATATTTTTCAACGTGATTAGGATTTTCAACAGTGAAGATTTCTTGCGATTGGTAAGTTTTTCCAACTTTTCCAATGTCAACTAATTCAAGCCCACGTTTGAACACAGTCGGGTTTAGTGGATTATCTACATCGGTTACACGAGCTAACACTGCCCAATCTGCCACGGCTTTTACTTCCAAAATTTTTGTATCTTTCTCGGCAAGCTTTTGTTCGTAATCTTCCGCTTGAGCGTGTAAGTCTTCTTGAAGTTTCTTAACTCCATCCGCTGGATTGAATTCAGTAGTCACTTGTCCAATGACTGCCTTAATTAATTCCTCGTCTGACTCGTTCACACGATTACCGATTAAAACACGGTCAAAAGCCGTATATGGATTTTCTTGGCGAATTGCTACGAATGTACGATTATTTTCTTGCAAGTATTTATTGATAATTTTAAATGTCATATATCATTCTTCCTTTTCTTTATCTGATTGTAGTTGTTGGATTTGTGTTTGTGCTTCTTCGTATAAAGCTTTGTAATTTGCACATTCAATCGTCTTGCTTGCTAATTGAATTGCTAAGTCGTTAATAACTTTGTCTTGTGTGTTCATGTTTCGCCTCTCTTATTTCCATTTTGAATAGTAGCCACGGCTGTAATTGCCAGCCACTGCTCCTAGATTTCTGAAATTGTCATAAATGTCGTTTAAGATATACGATAATCTTACTCCTTGAATAACAATCTCGTCAACGCCTGAAATAGTGTGTGTACTCGTATCAACAGTTATTTCTTTCAGCCCTGGTTGAGCACTCAAGTTAAACGAAATTGTTTTCCCGTACATATTAATAGCACTTTGAACATTACTTCCGCTTCGCCCATTCCAGATTTGAAGGCCTGCGCTCGTGTGGTCGAACGTTTGAAACCCATTTCGATTACTCAATAAAGCAGTGTAAGAACCTTCAACCCCGTTGATATTACCAGAACCAAACACTAGATACTGTAATGGACGGCCTGGAAAATGGTTTCTTATCCCGACGCCTGGAGAATTCATATCAATTTGCCCTGTTTGCAAGTCAAATGTAGTATTCCCATTTAGTGAGGAAATGCGTCCGCCTTTAATATGGTCTCCAGTAAAATCAACGTTTTTGATTTTTGTAATCGTTGCTTGCTTTGCGAACAATTCATCGATAAATGCTTGTTGCGATACTAACCTCTGAATGAAAGCAGTATCGAATTTAACTTTGTCAGCCGTAACCGAACCAGCGTCTAATGCGTTGGTTGTAATTGCCCCTGCTCCTATTTTACTAGCGGTTATCGAACCATCAACAATCATATCAGACTTAACTTTGATTTTCGGAGCGATGATGTCCACCCCTCTAGGACTTGCTGAAATAGTAGAGGCTAGTTGTTCGCCAGTTAAAGTAGTAGAACCAATAGTTACACCTTCCGATGTCACTTGAACTCTCGCACTGTTAGAAGCGTCTCGAACTTCCTGCCTTATTTCTTGAGCAGTTTGAGCAATAGCACTCTTAACATTTGTATCAAAGAACTGTGTCAACGCTCCTTGATTACTTTTCTGGATTTTGCTCCAAAGAGTGCTATTTTGGTCTCTCATTTCCAATTCGATAGAACGTAAATCCTTAAATAGCCCTGACAGGGTACGTTGGGTAATAGTTGGTTCAACGAAACTGGTTGGAAAATCCCCTTGTTCGATTTGGATATCTGTTAACACTGTATCTCCAGCGCATCCCATGTGATGAAGCTTCAACAGTTCATCTCGTGATTGAGGTTGAAATACTTTATAATATCGGCCATTATGCTCCGAAGCAGGCGCACGAACGTTTTGAATTGTGATGTCCATTTGTTAACCCCCATACCCATAAATTTTCACAGGAATCGACCTGTAATAACTTCTATATCTATTGAATCCCGTTTTTTGTTCGAATGTTGTAACAGAATCGTTGAAAGTTATATAAGATTGATTTGTCTGATTTTCGGCTCTAGAAAATGGAATTTTTTGCCCGTTTATCTCCAAAACCTTTATAGTGCTTTGAGAGAAATCCTTATTAAGAATTATTTGACTACTATCCCTAAAATAATTTATTGATATGTTACCACTAAACAGCAATTTCATTTTCTCCCAAACAAGTCTTGAGCCGATATATCTCTGAGTAACTTCTTTGTTTCCCACATAAATTCCTTCTCGTTCCATATTACCTCCTATGCCGTATAGATATCATAGATGGTACTAGCATCTTTAGTAGCAATCGCGTCATATTGAGCCTTAGTTCCAGCCCAATATTTAAGCGGTTGCCCACCATTCTGATTGATAATATTTTGACCAGGCTCGCCATTAGCCCCTTTAGGCCCTTTAGGCCCTGCTGGCCCTGCTGGGCCTTGAATACCTTGCGAACCAGTTAAACCGATAGGCCCTTGAGGGCCTGGAGGGCCTTGAGGGCCATCGCCTCCTCTTAAACCTGGCATCCCAGTTGCTCCTTTAGGCCCTTCTGGCCCTGGAGGCCCTGCTGGGCCTTGAGCACCTTTTAAACTCTCTCTTTGTTGAGTCGTCAGCTCCTCGAATCGCATGACCCCGTCCGCACCTTTTGGCCCTTGTTCGCCACGCTCTCCGCGGTCACCTTTTGGCCCTGTTAGATACTGTAAGGCTGTGAATTGGTCACGACCGTTCCCGACTTTGACTTTGCCTGTGTCGCTCTCAACGCCCAATTCGCCATCAAGCAGAATAAGAGGGCTATTTGCCCAATCGCTAGATGACATGCGTTTATGCTGTACTCTAATTGGAATTTTTTCCGTCATGCTACACCTCCATCAAAAATAAATGTTGGATTTTCGTTCCAACTTCCGTCATAACTAGCATTCTGACCGTCCGCAACCGTCTTATAGACTAGTTCTAAATCAACCCGATTTGTCCGATTATCAATCATAACTGACTGTGTCACGTTTTGGTACCAGCCACCTGTAAATGTCAAGCGATAAGCACCGTTGTATACTGCTAATACTTGTTCCTCTTTCTGAGTCAAGTCTTTATCAATCTCTGGCATAACCGTATTAGTAGTAGGTGAGAAATGAACATGTCCACCATAGAACGGCGTTTTGTTCACAATTACAGTCACATCCGTCTTTCCATAAGTCGTACATGTTGCTGACCAGCTAATGACGTACTGCTTACCTAATTCAAAGCCTTCACCGTTATGTCCAACTTCGACATAATCAGTACCTAAAGCAATCTTCTTAGCAGTGCTACCACTGAGGCGATTTTTATTATACTTAGCGGTTCCATCGCCACCAATTAAACCAGCGTTGATTCTTGCGGTCTCGCTGACTTGTTCTAATTTCTTACTCAATTCAGCGATTGAGTCCGCACCACTCATCAACTCTTCACGGATACGCTTCACGAATTCAGGGCGCTCTTTGTCTATTTCTTCATGGATTTTAGCGCTAAAATCTTCAGATTTTTTTTGATATTCTTTGATAACATTATCAATTTCAAGCTGTATGATGCGAACTTTTTCGTCAATCTCCTTGTTACGTCTTTCAACTTCATTCGCAATAGATTGTTCGAATAGTGATTCGCTAAAACCACTAACAGCCTCTCTGATAGCTTGTTGACGACTTGCACGGTCTTTAGCTTGTAAGGTTTGATAATCGCCCAGCTCAGCGATTGAACGGTTATTATCCAATTTATCGATGACTAATTTATGGATTCTAGCTTCAAAAGCAATCCCTATCTGGTCTCTTACAATTCCGACGCTGTCACCAATCCAAATATCTTGTTCAATCGCGTTAGCTAAATCCAAAAGATTGGCTTTAAACGTAACAATTGGAACGGATAAGCGTTGTAATTCTTTATAAGTTGCTTTTAATAACTCAGTAGGGTCTTCAATATCCTCGTTGGTATATACGCCAAAACGATGCTTAATAACGCCATTCTGATGTAATCCATAGATATTTCTAGCGGTTTCATTTGTTACATAATTCTGTCCCGCTGGTTTGTCAACGGGGTCTCCATTTGCAACCGACCAAACAACATCTTTAAACTGGATTCTTCGGCCGTAACCGCCAGTAGATTCTCCATTCTCATCCGTGCTTTGTTCACCCTTACCACGACCAATCAAGGCTGTTACAACGTCATCAGACGATTCTTCGTATGTAACATTCAGAATGTTAGTGCCATACTCGAATTGATGACCTGTAACACGCCCGAAGCGTTGATTTAAGTCAATGTATCGTCCAATTATCTTGTTTTCAACAAAGGTATATCTAACCTTGAACTCGCAAGCGTATGACTCAATTATTTTAACGAGCGCTTGACGAACTGAAATATAGTAGAAACTCAATTTACCTGTTCTAGTCAATCCGTCTACATTTCCTAGTTGATAGCCTGTACCCTCTAAAATTGCATTCAATACTTGTTCAGCGGTTCCCTTAGGACGCTTATTCTCTATGATGAATGAATGTAAGTCACTTTCTGCCCTGTCTATACCTTGTATAGACAATCCAATATCATAGGACTTTTCAGAAATTCTAAACAAACAAAAAGCCCCGTCTCTCGATTGAAAACCAAAAAACTGGGCTTCTTTGATAATGTTAGGCTTGTAATCTACAGGAATTTCAAAGCTCGCTCTATCAAACGTGTTCAATTCAATCGTATGTGTAAAATCCGCAAGGCTCGCTTCATCGATTACATCAATCAGTTCCTCTGTTTGATTGAATAAATAAATCATGCAAACACCTCTTTATACTGGATGTCATTCAATGTAGCGCCCTCAACTTGAAATGTATTCACGCCTTTTTGCAATTTAAAATATCGACTGTTAACCACATCAAAGTTCATCAACTCGTTTCTGCCGTTTAACGTGATTTCTCTAGTTTCACAATTAATTACCAGACTTGAATCTTGAACGTAAGTATCTTTTAATCTGATATATTTTTGAGTTTCAAGGTGTAATATGCGAATTTCAGAACTTGCTTGCGTTGTAAGGTACAAAATAGGCTCTGTTGGAAAGTCCCCGTTATAGGTTACCTTGTTGCTTCCTGTACTTTTAGGCTCAGTATATTTAAACGGGTCATAACAAATAAAATGCAACTTGATAACTGTATCATTCGCATCTTCTAGTTCTGGCTTCTTAACTTTTGAAAAGATAGCTTTGTAATATCTCTCACCATCGTCACCAAACTCTAATTTTTTAGCTTGACGGGAAAACAATAAACGATTCAAACGCTCATACTGTTTTCTCATGCCTAAATCAGTATAACCAGTAAGTCTGACCTGTACTTCAATTTCACGCTCTTTATAAGTAGCGCCATAGAGATATTGACCGTCTCGACCTTTTATATTCGCTGTTTCATGGTGAAAATCAAGGACGTCCCGCCCCGTGGTATTCGCCACGAAAAACGTTCCGTCCTCGTTGTTCATTTCTTGATTGAGGCTTACACCGCCAAATTGAACTTCTAAGCCAGAGTTAAATGTTGTCGTGCCTTTTGTTGTGTCATTAAAAGTATACATTTAAACCACCATTAAAGGCTTGAAGCCTTCAATCTTATCCTTTCCTCTTTATTTTGGATGTTTGAAATATCTGAAACAAAGGCTCTAAAATCATTAGAACCAAGCGCAAGGTTGATAACAGCAGGCTCTTTCGTCTGGTTAACTTCATAAGTAGCTGATAATGTACCAGATACGTTATTAGAAAAGTCGCCCTGTAAAGCATTTGACATAGCTGAAACTCTAGAACCAGCATCATCGAACATCGAACGGATGCCGTCTGCCATTCCAGACACATTGCCTTTGACATCT